GTCGGCCATAGGGGAAAAGTTCAGAAACAGCCGCGTAGGCCAGATTTGGACTTCGGCTATGGATACCGTCAAGAATGCCACTACCATTGGAATGGATGCGCTGAAAACCACAGCACAGGAAAAGCTCAGCGCTGTACGCACCGCCTATGAAGAAAACGGCGGAGGTATCAAGGGCGTGGTAGCGGCCACCATGACTGGCATTCAGGAAGCAAGCACCTTTGGCTTAGACTTTATCGACAACCTGACTGGCGGCAAGCTGTCGGCCATAGGGGAAAAGTTCAGAAACAGCCGTGTGGGCCAGATCTGGACTTCGGCTATGGATACCGTCAAGAACACCACCGCCCTTGGCATGGAAGCGTTGAAAACCACAGCGCAGGAAAAGCTTGACGCCGTTCGTTCCGCCTATGAGGAAAACGGCGGAGGGCTTAAGGGCATAGTAGCGGCTACCATGACCGGCATTCAGGAAGCAAACAGCTTCGGTCTGGACTTTGTTGATACTCTGACCGACGGGAAACTGTCCAGCATTGCCGAACGCTTCCAGTCAAAAATGAATGCCGCCAAGACAGCCGTTACCGACACCTTGGATAATATCAAGAGCGCATTTTCGGAAAAGATTGAGGCCGCCCGTTCTGCCGTTGCGCAGGGAATTGAGAATATCAAGAACTGTTTCAAGTTTGAATGGAGCCTGCCGAAATTGAAATTGCCGCACATTTCCATTACGGGAAAATGGGGCTTTAATCCACCACGGGTTCCGACCTTCGGCATTTCATGGTACAAATACGGCGGCATTCTGCAAGGTGCCCGCATTATCGGTTCCTTGGGTGACAAGTACATCGGTGCCGGTGAAGCAGGCCCGGAAGCTGTACTTCCTCTGCACAGCTTTTACAGTGAGCTGAGAAACATTATCGCCGAGTTGGTGGACAGAAATGCCGGCCCAACAGAATTTAACCAATATAATTCGTATTACAGCCCCAAGGACCTAAGCCCTGCCGAGTGTGCCCGGAAGACCAGAGACGAAACCAGACAGCTGCTTAAAAACGTAAAGAGAGCGTAGGAAGCCTATGGAAAAAGTAGTTTGCAAAAACAGCGCAACCGGCCGGACGATAGTATTTGAGTACGGCGACACGGTTTTTCTTGAAGGTGTGGACGACATAGGCGCGGCCAGTTTCACGATTTCGACCAGCAAAAACACCGGTGTGGATGGCGAGTCTGTCGAAGGCGAAAGCCAGAATGCCCGGCACCCTGTTATCCGCGCCTATGTCTTCTCTGACTATGACGTGATCCGCGATCAGCTGGATGCCGTTTTTCAGGAGGGAGTAGACGGCACGCTGGAAGTGTGGCGGGATGACGGTTCCCGCCGTGTGGCCATCTACCGCCCGGAGGGCTGGGAACTGCCATATACCGGCATTATTCGAGAGCTGACCGTCAAACTGTTGTGTTCAGATCCCAAATTCTACGACCCGGAAGAGGAACTGTCCACTATGGCGTCTTGGCGTTCTATGCTGCGTTTCCCGCTGGTATTTCACAGTCCGTTTGCCATTTCGGAACATGTGGCCAATTTACTGGCCACGATTGAGAATCCTAGCTCCACAGCTCAGGCGCTGCGCATTGTTTTTGCCGCTACCGGCGAGGTAACAAACCCGTTTTTGACCGACGTAAAGCGGCAGGAAACATTGCAAATCGGGACAACTGCCAAGCCGTTCGTTCTCCACAACGGCGAAGTCGTTACCGTTACCACTTCCCTGTCCAATATGCACATTATGCTTGCAAGCCGAGGTGTGCAAACAGAGATCACAAACAAAGCGGTGTGGCCGGTCGCATGGCTGAAATTGCACCCGGGCGAGAACCTGTTCCGATATGGCGCCGCGTCCGGAGAACAGTCCCTGCAGGTGCAGATTTGGCACCGGCAAAGCTATGGAGGTGCATAACCGTGGAAGCTCCCATTCTGTCGTTTTTCTCCAATGAATTGGTTCATTGCTTTGATCTGGGCGAATACAAGAGCCTGCGGTGGCGGCCTATGTACGATAAAATTGGAGAATTTGAGCTGCATACCAGCCCCAGCCTGTTCGCAAAAGTCAAGTGCGGACAACTGATTTTAAGACCGGACAGGCCAAAAGAAACCGTTAAGGTGGAAGGGATCGACATTGAAAGCGGAAATCTTATCATAACCGGGCGTTTTCTGACCTGCATTATGGAGGATGCCGGAATCCGCAACATCTATAATTTTGACTGTCCGATTGAGGAAGCCATGCGGACGTTGGTAAAGGAGCAATACGGCCGCGTAACACGCGCTTTGCCGGTAAAACTCGCCGCAGCCGGGGGCTTTACCCCGACGATTCAGTGTCAAGTAAGTCTGAAAAACCTTTTTACCGTTCTTGCTGCCATGGCCAAAGCGGGTGGCCTGGGGTTCCGGGTCTACGCCGATCCGGCCGTGCAGGCGCTGTTCTTCGAGGTCTACGAGGGTGTAGACCGGACAGAAGGACAGGAAGAAAACGCCCGTGTTACCTTCTCCAATGCCTATTTCAACATTGACGATCCCAAATATCAGGAGAACGAAGCCAATTACAAGAATTATGCGATTGTCTGCGGTGCCGGTGAGGGGCTGGACAGGACTATCGTAGAGGTTGACCGGACGAGCGGCGAAGACCGCCGGGAACTGCTGGTAGATGCCCGCGATCTGTCCAAAGGGGAACAGACAGAGGACGAATACAAGGCCATACTTACGCAGCGGGGACACGACAAGCTGGATGAACATAACAGAATCCAAAGTTTTGAGGCGGGCATAAAGTCAAGCAGCCAATTCCGCTATACCGAGGACTGGAACCTTGGGGACATTGTGACCGGCAGACAAACGGAGTGGGGCGTGTCCATGGACCAGCGTGTCACGGAAGTGGAAGAAATTTATGAAAATGATACCATGACCGTGGTTCCTACTCTGGGAACCCCTGCCCCGGAAACCTACAATTTGGAGGATAACATAGCATGAACAAGGAAATGGAAAAGAGCAGCGAAAACGGCATGTTCTTGGACGGCCGGGATTATACCGCGTCTGAACTTTACAAAACGATTGCGCTGCTTGTTGGCAACGGCGTTTATTCCAATGAGCTGACGCCGACGGCCACCAACGAAAATATGACAATCACCCACGGGACAGGCCATGCATGGATCAATGGTGTTGTTTATGTGAATTCTACTCCGTTCGTGCTGGATATTGCGACCGCTGACGGCAGCCTGAACCGGTACGACAGCCTTATGCTGCGGCTGAACCTTTCCATAAACGAAGTATACGCCGTTATCGTGCAGGGTGCCTATGCTACCACCCCGCAGCCGCCCGCCTGCACGCGAAACGCCGAAACCTTTGATCTGAAGATTTGCGATATTTACGTCCCCGCTGGCTGCACGAAGATTACGCAGGACCAAATAACGGACACCCGGCTGGATTCATCCGTTTGCGGCGTGCCCGTTTTTCCGGTGGAACATCTGGACATGACAAGTTTTTACCGGCAGATTTCTGCCGACCTGTCGAAATTCCGGGAAGACGAAGAGGCGGAGTTCGCCGCGTGGGTGGCGGAGCAGGAAGACACCAACATGACCACCATGACCGACTTGGTGGAAGCTGTACGCGATACCAGCGACGAAAGCCGCGCCGAAATTCTGGCCCTTTTGCAGCAGCTGAATACTCTGGTAGACAGCGACACAGTTGGGACACTTATTGCCCAGATAAACAACGCCGTTAAAAAATCCGGTGATACCATGACCGGCGATCTGAACATGGGCGGTCATGCGATTATTGGCGCAGAGCTGACGCAAATTGTTCAGGCCACGCTTACCGCCGCCGGCTGGTCGGCCAGCGCCCCCTATACCCAAACCGTTGCCGTGGCGGGGGTAACGGCCGGAAGTCCGCCGTATATCACGCCGGTATATTCCGGGGTGGCGGATGCGGATATTGCTCTGCGGGAAGCTTGCGCGGCCGTGAGCTATGCGAAGCCGGGGTCCGGAACCATCACGTTTGTTTGCCTTGAGGACAAGCCGCAAACGAATATTCCGGTTCAGGTGGAGGTGAAGCGATAATGGCTGACGTATTCGCATACTTAGAGGGATTTGGTGCCAGCGGCGGTAGCCCCAACAAATCGACAATAATCGTGACCGCCCCCACAGGCTCCACTGTAACCTGCAAAATGGGGTCTACCACGAAGACGGCCACTGAGAAAAATGGTGTCTGGACATTCGGCGGGCTTGACCTGGGTACGTGGACGATTACATCCACGAAGGGCGGAGACAGCGCAACTCAGGATGTTGCCATTACCCGTCTGACCGTAGAGTACGTCACAATCGTATATCGAATTACCCCGGAGTTTACCTACACCGGAGATTACGCAATCGTGGACGACAGTGACAATGCCATTTCGGATTTCGCAAGTTGGAAGAACAGCTGGAAGATTAGATTTTTAACCTCTGGTACATTCACAGTTACCAAGTTAAATGGTTGGGATGGCCGATTAGATGTCTTCCTTGTTGGTGGCGGCGGAAACGGTGAAACTATCAGAGGTGCCAGAGGTGGCGGTGGGGGTTATACAAAAACCGTCAAAGGCATAAGTATCGCTATTGCAACTCCATATACAGTCACTATCGGCGCTAGTTCCGGGACCAGCAGCGCTTTTGGCGCAAGCGCTAATGGCGCATCTGGCGCGAATGGAGGGTCCGGTGGCGGCGGTGGTGGTAGCTCAAGCGGAACTCCAGGTAACGGTGGCTCTAATGGGGGTAATGGAACGGCCGGAAATGTATCCCAGGGAGGAACCGGGCAGGGAAGAACCACTAGAGAGTTTGGCGAATCCACCGGTAAGCTCTATTCTGGCGGTGGCGGAGGTAGTGCTGCTGGTGCAGGTGCCGCCGGTGATTCTACAGCTGGTGCAGGTGCCAATTATGGTGGAGCTGCGAAAAATGGAGTAGCCAACACCGGTGGCGGAGGCGGAGCTGCATATGCTGGTACAGCAGGCCATGGCGGTTCCGGCATCGTAATCGCCCGCAATGCAAGGAGGGCTGCATAATGGCAAAGACAATGGCACTTATTGAAAACGGAGTAGTTGCCAACATGCTGTGGTGCTCCGATTCCCAGCCAGAAACAGCATCCCTCATCAACCCCGCAGACCGCCCCGTGGCTATCGGCGATACATACAGCGACGGAAAATTCTATCGAGACGGGGTTGAAATTCTCACCCCACTGGAAGAAGCACAGAAGAAGAATGCCGAATACGAATCGGCATTGTCTGAAATTGAAGTTGCGCTGGGGGTGAATGCATGACCATCGAAGAACGAACGCAGAGAATTCTCGCGAAAATCGCGGAAATGAAGGCCGAGGGCGCAGACATGCAGAACGCCCTGACCATTTTGGAGGTAAAGCCGGATGAAGTGGAGTAACGGAGCCAAAAAGCGGCTGGTGGAAATCCGCGCCGCCGAGGACGGGGAGCAGGATATGCGCACCATCGCCGCAAGCATCGCCAAGCTGCCCCCCGGTC